TTACCTCCTTTGAAGAAGAAGAAGAAATAGGCGGGATGTTATGTCTGTGAGGTAAGACTTGCCCCATCTTTGGCAGAACTAAAACGTCTTCACATAAAGAATAGAAGACTGAGTTTTTAGCAAATTCAATTCCAGATTTCTTAAGCGCACCACATTCTTTCAAACGAGCAACATGCCACGATAATTCCTTGTCTTTTAATGTTTGTTCTGTCAGTGCAATTTGAGCATCTGCGGCTCGCTTACATCTTTTCTGTAAAGAGTTATCTAATGGCATGGAGAAAGTAATACTAAATCCCCAATTTAAACTTAAAGAATCTTTCTGTCCTGTTCTTACTCGTTGGTGGTAAAGAATATCTCCCTCATCTGAATACACTGGTGAATCATACCAATATTCTTTGGGAGTTTGCTGTTGGAAACTATCAGTTAAAAAGGGAGATGCTGTTAACATTGGCCCCTGACAAACTATTCCATTACCGTATTGGTTCGTTATCATATTGCCTTGCAAAGATTGTATAGCCATGTTGGTCACTGAACCACTGGAATTGGCTACGGGAGCTGCGGTTTGGGAGGTATTTGCTAATACTTTTAAAGGGTTAAGTGCGAATATTATTGAGAGAATGTAGAGGTAGTTTCTGTTACGCTTTCTACCTGAGTTGTGCGAGTTATGTTTGTTATATTTGATAAACCTGGCCCGTGGTAAACCTGATTCATTTGAAACGCTGCCCCTGGATTTTTGATAGTTACATTGGGCATTGTTGTTAGATCGGCTCCAGTCCATTGGTAAGTTGTCCCATTTACAGTTTGATTAATAGTGGTAGGATTAGGTAACATTGTTGATCCATCTATTTCTAAATTTGTCCCTGTGATAGATAGAGAATGACCAGTATTGTAGTCTGTAGAAACTATATTTTCTGTAATATTCTGTGTTGTTCGTGTAACAGCCGTCATAGATCCACTAGAAAAATTAGGAACTACTGGCACTGCTACAACTGGCTTTTGCCAGCTATTTAATAATAATAATAGCAGTAAATAACGCTTCAAAACTAATCAACAACTGATTCAACTATGGTCTGTGCCGTACAACTAGAACCTGCTCCCATTGTGCCTCCACAGGAATGAATCCCCGAACTTAAACTCGTTATGGTTGCTCCAGAAACGCCACCCGACCCTGTAACTGTTACACCAAGAGAAGGTAATGCAGGAACAACGCCACCTGTAACCGTAGTTGCACTCTGGATTGCGTCTCCCATTACTAGACTTTCGGTCATCGAATAAGCAGAACCAGCAGTGGTTACAGAAAAGTCCGTGTCCACAATCGCAGGGACTCCTGAAGTGACACTATCAGCAGTCAATCCTCCGATAGCACCAGAGGTGGTAGTCCCTCCAACCGTAGTGCTTGGGGTGATGTTGTTGCCTGTAACGCTGTAAGTCGTCCCAATTCTTGAGGCCGAGCTATAAGCAGCGTCAAGTTGGACTTTTGCTGAGGTTGTAATTGAGTGCCGCATGTCTGCTTGCACTGGACTTGCTAGTAAAAGCAAGATTAGAAATTTTTTCATGCGTCTTTAGGTGGAGTAGCTTTTGGAGGTTCAGCTCGCACGACTTCAGCTCCATTAATGGTTAAAGGTGTCTGCACTCTAATGATCTGCTCGCCACCTGATGTATTGCTTTTAGCAATCATTGCTTCCATATCTTCTTTTGTTATTCCATTACCACCTTTTTTAGATGCAGCTTGAACGCCAAAAGTGGTGAGGGTACTAGTAAATATGCTAGCTATGAACGTGGGATCGAAGGTCTGCTTAGGGAATCCTGGCAGGTCTATGTACGCTAATGTGAGACAGAACCCAGACCAGATCACTATCCCAAGACGGACTGCTACACCTATGATTGCTACCTGCTCCTCCCGATCTGGTGTAATCTCCTGAAGTTTATTCATTACGCCCTTTTTCTTCTTCTCTTCTTTTTTTGTTTCAGAGAAGGGTGGGGTTGGTTTGTCTACCATAAGTAAATATAATGCAACTTAACATTAGCGTTAATTTAACGAAAATACATGCACGAGATATGGGCAGCACTGATTGGAGCATCGATTACTGCACTTGTGATGGTGATCTCGAACATAAGTAGTCGCCGAGAAAAAGATATTAGAGATATCTATTATAGGTTAAACAAGCTGTCAGAAGCGGTTAGCAGGATAGAAGGCAAGATCCAATAACGTGTGCTATGTTTTAAAAAAGGCATAAATTATGTACAAGATACTTAAGCCTATACTCTTAAGATTCCTTTCTACGACAGGCTGCAAGAGGTTAATAATAGATTTGCTTCGTGCGATATGTAAGCAAACCACGAACACATTGGATGATCGTGCAGTTGATGTACTAGAGGACAAACTATTCCCCAGTCCATTACATCTTCAGTAGGTAATTCAATGGACACGCCAAACTTTCTCAACATCGAGATAGAAGAGCCACCATTAGAATTGCAACTTTCTGTTGAGATGCGTGTTAGAGATGTTTTAAATAGTAATGATTATGATGACGTAAAAAAATACTGCACACATCTAATTAGGCATCAGATGAAGCAGGATGTTTTCTTAGCAGGGGTACTATCTAGAGTATTAGAACTAGAAGCAATATTAGCGCAGGTAGATATTAAAGAATTAGCAAAAGTAGATCTTGGGGAGGAGCGGAAAACTATTGACAGAATAAGAAGCTTTTTTAATATTTAGAAAAAACTATCATGGCACCAAAAGGAAAAGGAACCTACGGAACAAAGAAGGGAAGACCTCCTAAGAAGTAAGGGCTAAAGCTAAGAAGGTGCTTCACCCTTTTGCTTTTCACTTTTCTTCCAATGTTGGATCAGGAGTTGTAGTTCCTTGATCCTTTGTTCTGCGTACTTGATGCGATCAGTAGCGTTCATCTCTTCTCCAAGGTTTTGACTCGTGACTATCAATCACAAGGCACTTCCACTCTGGATGCTCCCTTTTCACTATCTCAACTGCTCTAGAGGCTGAAGATGCACGTTGAAAGACAAGGCTAGATTCTTTGTCTTGATCAGGATCAATGACCTTGATGGTGAAGACTTTGGTTTGGTTAGCTGAGATTGTCATCTAAAACGCCATTTCGTTATCGAAAGTTGAGGGTGCTTTTTGCGTTGGTTTATAACCTGAGTTTTCATCTGCGTCAAAAATATTGACCATTACTGCGGATGGGTTTGGCTTGCCACTGAAGTCTGGTAGACCTGCCAAGTTTACCCATCGGTCTATCAGCATAAATTGCCGACCTTGGTCATTCTCCATAATGACTCCGATGTTCTGCCAGTTAGCCTTGTCGTTGCCGTCCCTATCTTTGTATTCTCGTGTCTTCACTGATAGGTTTTTCACTTTTCGTGCCATAAGGAATCTCCTGTAGGATGCGTATACGGACAAAGCCACCAAGGTAGTCGGTGTCCATTGTTGAAATAACGGTATTAAACCGCTTGTCATTTATCTTAAGCGCATCTGCTAATCCATCTATGCCAGACTTCATTCTTGCTACCAAATTGTCACGATCATAACTCCTTTTATCTGGTGGTATAAATGTCATTTCAAGAACTAATTTCTCAGGAATATTATCTGTCTTAAATTTTTTTAATTGTTCTTTAGATACACTGAAACAAGCATTTCTATATTGTTTCTTTGCTCTGGCTAACTTAGCCCAATGTAATCTTGCGTTAGGACTTAGTTCGCTTGGAGGCCAACCTAAAACTATTTCAATCATCTTTTTGCTCCAACTTATTTAGACGTTCTTTTATTGCATCGAACCTCATTAAGTATTCGTGTTCTGGCATATTTTCAAACCAATAGTATCTGTCTAGCTCTGCAAGTTGTTGTTTGCAATGAACGATCCGAATAATTTTTTCTTTATTCATTTCCATCCTCCTGTTCTGTGTCCTTTATTTCGTCTTCAATAGATTTTAAATATTTCTCCCAAGGTTCATTTTTAAAACCCATCTTTTCTCGACAGGCTTTATAACGAGCGATCTTCATGATGCGGATAATTTCGTTAGCTGTAAGTGTCATTAAAATAAAACCCCCTGCGTTGATGGTTTATATGATGCGTCATATTTTTTGTTCTCTCCTTTTGGATATGGTTCTACCTTGTAGGCTAAATTCCTAATCATTTCTTTCCGTTGTTTTTTATTCCCTAGTACATAAAAATATCTATGCTTCCTTGGTCTATCTACCATGTAGAAATCTTCTCCATACTTTTCTCTAAGCTTTTGTACTTGTTTTATATCTTTCTTATCTGTCCTACCTAGCGAATCAGTAATGCTTGCCGAATGCAAATGTTCTAATCCTTTAATTTTATAATCAGGTCTTTTTGCGCTTAAGCCTGTATAGATCCAATTCGTTGCTTGATATATATATCCATGATGGTTTTGTGATGTGTCTGCGTAGCTAACAATTACACTTGGATATGGTAGCTTTTTCAGAGTTTGTGATACAAAAAAAGACAGTACATTCTTTTTACTTTTTTCATCAATAACTAGTCTATTTAATTCTAAGAAATTATCCTGATATAACCCATTAAAGGAACCGTTTACTAAAGCTGGACTCATTGGCCTACCATAACTGCAAACACCCATTAACTTTTTTTCTTTATAAATTCCAAAAGCATACGAGGTAGACGGTAGTCGTTTTGCATAATGTTTTTTTAAAAACCATTCTCGGCATTCAAAGGACTTTATTGTCCTAACCGTATAGGTATCGGGTATCGTCATGGATTCCTCCTGTAACTATCCCAATCGAAACCTATCATTTTGCCTCCATTTTCTCGCAACCTATCGGTCACACGTTCACCAAGGTAATCTGCTAATTGATCCCCTGGAATATTGGATAATAAGATGGATGGTTTCAATTTTTCATAGCGTTCGTTAAGGACATCAAACAGAATTTGTTTTTCAAAATCTGACCCAAACTGTACGCCCACTTCATCCAGTATGAGCAACTCTGGTGATGCAAATGCATCGACTACTTCGCTTTCTGTTTCCGTTTGATTAGACCAACTATCTTTAACTCTTCTGATTAGACGTTGCACGGTGACAAATACTGGTGACCGTTGTTGTTGAATAATTTCCAACGCAATGCCTATTGCCAAATGGGTTTTGCCTGTCCCTGGTTTGCCAACAAAGATTGCAGAACGTCCTTCCTTCATAACCTGATCAAAATTTTCTGCATACTCTTTTGCAAAAGCCAATGCTTTCTTTTGACCAGTTGTTTTTGCTATGTAGCTAGCCAATGTCCGATCTTTAAATCTCTCAGGAATAGCGGCTCCATTTATTTTTGCTTTCCACTTGAGCTGCTCTCGTTCTAACGCTGCCTCCTTTTCTTTCTGAAGGATCTCTTCCTCCTGCTTTGCTTGAAGTATTTCCATGCACTGAGGACAGCCAGTCCAATGCTCTCCAAGGAAGTTTGTTGCGGTATACGCACCATGTTCAGGACAAACTCGTTCTTCTGTTGGTCTGTCTTTGTCGATTAATTTTTTAAAAGTCATATTTCTTGTACCCCTTCTCCGTAACTAGTCGTAGCAAAAGATTTTTTTTCTTTCGTTACCCAATCACTTTTAAAACCACGCCATCCTCTTGCCTGACACATCGTCAGAGCCTCCTCTAAGCTCACTGAAGCCTTCTTAGCCTCATTGGTAATACCTTTTAACGCAGTCTCAGTTAAGGGGGCTTTCACGTTCCTTCTGTGCTTCAAGAAATCATCCCAAGTTTTTTTAGTAACAGAACGAGGACGCTTTAGCGTCTTCTTATTTGTTTCTTGTTTCTTGTTTAATGTTTCTTGTTTATTGTTTGGTTGAACCACTGTTGAGCTAGCGTTGGCTCTAGCCAAGGCAGAGGCTCTTCCCGCTCTAGACGCTGCTAGCACTTTACTTCTGTACTTTCCGATTTCTTCATCAGCTCTCGGACTAGTCCATCCTTTGCCAGCTTCAAGAGTGAAAAATTCTTCCAAGATAACCTGAACCTCTGGCACATTATCTCTCATATTAATTTTCCGTGCAACGAGCGTGACATCTTCGCTCAACGGACGTTCATGAAGATAGTAAAGATCCAGCAACCTACGGTATGCCAGATCCTCCATGTCGGATAAGTGTTTCGTGTGGCTGATGTAATCGCCAATATTGAAGGAGTAAAAATGCATTACTCCTCTTTGTCATGTGCCAACTGATCCCGAACATTCTTGCCTGCTTTTTCTGCGTCATCTTGATCCATACCAATTGACTCTTTTAGCCTGGATAATGGCTTCTCTTGTTTATCAGGAGTAGGGGTAACATTTACAGGTTGTTTATTATTTTCAAAGCCAGAAGCCTCTAGGTCTGCCTGCATTACTGCATCAACATCAGCACTTGATGGTAAGCGTTTTGAAATTCTTCTGATAACTGTTTTCTTTGCCATTTCATCCCACCAATCTTTCCAAGGCCCGAAGGAACCTGCCCTTGAAGACCTGCGGACTTTCTCCACATCATCTAAGGACATAACTTCTCGATAAATTGCACCATCTTTGGTATGGGCTATGCAATAAACCGCAATCGGTGTTCCTCGATCACCTCCAAGAAGTGGCTTATGAATAATTTTTTCATCATCGCCTAGCTGGTAATCAAACATGTCATTGCTATAGGCAACTTGTGCAGAGATACTTGCTAGCTCACCAGAGTTGCGGATCTTTTTAAGGATGCCACCAACCATTGGCATATAGGCAACAGTCTTTCCTGCTTTGCCACCAAAAATAACTGGTGCTGCTTCTCTGCCATCAAGCATTAATCCATCTTGAGCTGCTTTCATGCATGTCCCAAGCAAAGTTTTTCTATCTGCCTGCAATAGATCAGGATTCATCTGAACTGCTGTGAGCGTTGTTCTAATAAATTTGTCTACGCTTATCTGTGGTGGTAACGCTGCTTCAAATTCTGTTGACATTGAAGTTAAAGTTCCACGCATTGACTCCATAGGAGTGATTGAAGAAGAAGCCATTTTTTTAATTAGATGAAGGTGTACTTGTAAAGCGGAACATTCTGTAGCCCTTTCTTGGACTCTGGTATGTACCAACCATTTCTTGAGTAATAAGTTTACCTTTAGATTCTTTGCTCATGCCACAGGAAATTGTCCCGTATTTAGAAATAATTTTTGATGCTTTTTGACTACGTTCTAAAATCTGTGCCTTAAGACTATCCTTGGTTTTAGTAAGTGAATGCAATTCTCTATTGGTGATGTTGTATTCATCTATCAAATTATCTAGATCTTCATCAGCATTAAGGATCACACCTGCATCTGCTTGGTTATGCAAAGTTTTGATGATGTAATCTGCATCTATTAAATAATCAATAGCTGGTGGTGTCCCTGCTTTAATTTTCTCCCAAAACGCTCCAACTTTTTTTGTTAGGTCTTCACCGATAGCCCTATCTCTTTTTCTAAAAATAATTTTTTGCGTATTGCCACCGACTAATGCAACTAATGCGCACCAATTAATATCTGCTACTTCCATCTGATGTTGGATTTGTAGCTCAATATGTTCTGGTGCTTCGATGTTTCCATTGCCATCGTCTTTCCAGTTTTTTCTGTAAGCCACACCATCTACATTTTTTATTTCAAGAATTCCTACTCCATCTTCAGGAGGATCAAATTTGTTTGACTTATTAATTTTGTAATCGAAAGAGCTTCCCATTCTGGTTTTTGGGTTACTCATATAAACATCAAACTTTTCTACATCCCAACCCATAGTTTCTGCTGCACCATGAGCTATAGAATCTTCCAGGCGTTTGCCCCATGTCATACGCTCATTTTCTTCGATGCGTACAACGTGCTTTTCTTTTTTCTGGTGATAAAGCTCAAACTCCGTTTGATAGGGGGATAGGTCATACAGTGCTGATACTTCAGTCGAAGTAATATCAAGCAATCTGTTTTCTAACCAACTTTGTTCGTCAGTTATTGGAATTGATTTTGTTGGCATTAGTTAAGACTCCTTTTGAAATTGGATAAATTCTGACTTAGGAACCACATTCGATTCCCACTTGGCAACGGTTTCATAAGACCAGTTAGAGCCTTCCTCTTCCCATGTCCCAGAGAACTTGCGTTGCTTGGTGTTATCTCTATTGAAAACTTTGCAGTTTATCTCAGCTCTGACTTCGCCAAGAATGTCGTATAGAGAATACTCGTCATTTGTGTAGACGGTAATTGTATGTTTTCTCATTTAGTACTGTTCTCCTTCCTTATGCCTTGTGCATGAGTACCGAAGGCCAGCATCTTTTGCAGATTGGATTAGCTCATTCTTTTCTTCTTCTGAATATGCATAGTCGTGCCATTCAGAAGTGTAAACAAACCAGTAGAAATTGGGATGCTTTGCTCTTTCGTATTCCTCTTTGTATTGCTGTTCCAATTCCTTTTGGTAACGAGCAAGGGAAGCTTCATGGTAATCAGCCATTATTTGTTCCCCACATAGAGAGGTGAACTAGGGCCGTATTGAGAGATAAGCCTGGGCCAAGTTCTGAAGATCAAAGCCTTGTTATCAGCATCAGCCACTAAAGCAGCTTCAGCTAATTTCTTAGAGAAAGTCCCTCCACGCTGGATAGCCGTCTGAAGGGTGTTGAAAGTTTCGTTTGGAGTCATGTGAATGTTGTAAGTAAAAACTTTTAAGGGATTCAACCTGCTATTAGTGTTGCATATAAATCAACATAATGCAAGTAAAATTATTTTTGCAGTTCAAGACATGCTTTCTCAACTCCAGCCTGACAGTCGGCTTTCGTCATGTCTGTTAGTGAACTGTCGAGTGCTAGATAAAAAATAGACCCGATGCATAGAAAGAGAAAAAGATTTTTCATGGTGCTGGAATAAGAATGTGTTGTGCGTGTTCGCTACGTCTTTTGTCACCCCAAGTAACTTCGTAGTAGTAACAAATGCGCTTTCTTGAATTAAATTTCTCTATGACTTTGGTTACTGTTCCTACGTTCGATTCGATCTTTAAGCAAATCCCTATGCTTCCTCGTTTCTTGTTGACCTGATCATTGATCTTGAATTTTGGAGATGGCATTAATAATTCCTGTGAGTTTTTAGAATATCCCAGACAAGCGAAAAGGGGGCTATTAAACCCCCTCACGGTTATGCAAATTGTTTTGCAACTCGTACGCTCATCTTTAGAAGATTGCTGCGGTTGCAGCGGTCAATCCTAGAAGGATTAATGCGGCATTCAATTTCTCGGTGAGAGTTTGAATTTTCTCCGCTTGGTCGTCAATCAGTGGAAGAGCCTCGGCAAGTATTTCAGCTTTGGTGTTCTTAGCAGTGATTGTTGTCATGGAAAACTCCGTGATAAAAGAATGAACTTTCGTCCATACCATTAAGTGTTGCATATATCCCAACAGATGTCAAGTAACTCATAAAAAAGACCCCTGTGAATGTCGGTTCACTGAGGAGGTAGGCCGCTGAGTTTACTTGCCGCAGATCAGACCATGAAGGCTGCGCTCACCATTTTCGCAGTAGAAGGTGACAAACTGACTCTTAACGTGTCCAGAGCGGAGAGAGGCAAGTGGCGAATACATCTTGCTTGGCCATGTCTTTATTGTTGCATGGGGTGCAACGTATATCCTTCTTATTTACTTATTGTTGCATTTATGGCATCATGTAGATATGGAACAAACTTCTAAGACTCCTGTTCAACTTTTAATAAAAGAGTTCGGTGGTGTCAGAGCCTTGGCACGAGCAGTTCATCGGGATGCAGCTTCAGTCAGTCGTTGGCAAAAGGGAGACGGCTTAGTTCCCACCAGCATGCAGAAGAAAGTTTTAGAAACAGCTTGGGACAACAATATCAATATCTCTGCTCACGAATTAATCTTTGGTAGAGATGATCCTTGAAAACTATTATTCTCTAAGATATTCTTTTAGTAATTTACTATCTCTAAATGACACTGACAGCAGTTAAAACTAAAACAATTGTTGTTGGTGTTTCTGACTCAGGGCATCGAGTTGGAGAATCTCATCCAAATCACAATCCAAAAATCACTCCAGTGATTGTGGATGCTCTTCGTGAGCTTCATGAAGACTGGGGTATTGGTTACGGCTGCTTATCCCTGATGTTCAATATCAGCCGTGGTTACATAGCTCAAATATGCAGATATGAGAAAAGACACAGCTACCCAACCCGCTGGAAAACAATCCAAAGCAGGTAGGCCCGTAGCAAAGCCTGATCCTAAAATCATGGAAGAAGTTCTATTCTGGATTTCTTCTGGCAATACTTTGCGCTCTTATTGCAGGCAAAAAGGTAAGCCTGCTTACTCAACGATTTATAATTGGCTTAATAAGGATGAAGAATTAACTGAACGCTTCACACGCGCGCGCGAGATGGGAGCTGATTGGATAGCGGATTCTATATTGGAAATGGTAGATGAAACACCTGTGCAAACTGGAGGAGATAATCCAAGGATTGATCCTGCTCATGTTCAATGGACTAAGAACAGAGCTGAGATAAGACTGAAGCTATTGGCTAAGTGGTTTCCACAGAAATGGAGCGATAAGACGAACGTGGATCATTCAGGTGGCGTGTCAGTGACAGTAACCACAGGGGTTCCGCATTGATACCAAACATTTCCTTAGCTTATATTCCACGCCAGTGGCAGCGTGAATGCCACGTAAAGAAGAAAAGGTTTAGTGTTTACGCTTTGCATAGGCGATCTGGAAAGACTGAATTAGCAATAATGGAATTAATAGATAAGGCGATGAAGACAGACAAAGAGCTGGGCATGTTCGTTTATGTTGCTCCGTTCTTGAGACAGGCTAAAGCGATTGCCTGGGCCAGATTGAAAGAGAAGATCGAACCACTCAGAAGATCCTCGCTAGTTGATATAAATGAAGGTGAACTGAGCGTGAAGTTCAAGCACAATGGAGCGATCATTAGACTCTTCGGTGGTGACAATGCTGATGCTTTAAGGGGCCTTCGTCTTGATGGCATTGTTATTGACGAGGTGGCCCAGATTAAGCCTGAGCTTTGGGATGATGTATGTCAGCCTGCTCTCAGTGACCGTCTAGGGTGGGCGATTTTCATAGGTACTCCGAGCGGTATTAATTTATTCTCTGAGTTGTATTACAAAGCCATAGATGAGGAGGATTGGTCAGCGGCAAGGTTCACGGTATACGACACAGAGTCACTGCATCCGAAAGAAGTTGAGCGTCTCAAGCGTGATATGGCTGAGACTTCATTTGCTAGGGAATACTTATGCGACTTCAGTGCAGCAGGAGACGACCAGTTAATTGCATTGGCAGACACAGAGGAAGCAGCTAAACGTGTATATCAGAAGACAGACATAAGCCTTTCACCACTGATTTTTGGGATTGACCCAGCTCGCTTTGGTGATGACAGATCTGTTGTATTCAGACGGCAAGGAAGGCAAGGATTCAAGCCAGTTATTTATCGAGGTATCGACAACATGGAATTGGCGTCCAGAGTGGCGAATCTGATAGAGGAACATGATCCTGATGCTGTGTTCTGTGATGCTGGCGCAGGGTCGGGAGTGATCGACAGGCTCAGGCAATTGGGCCTT